CCGATTGAGCTTCACTTAACGCGATAAGCATTCACACTGAGTATCAATACTTTACGAGATTTAACGAGTAAAATATAAAGTAAAAAACGCCCGAAAAACCCCGTAAATATGATAAAAACTGATAGACTTTGCAAGTAATATGCAAGCTAATAGGAGGTAGAATTATGAAGGTTTACGTTGAAGACAAGACATATAAGGTGTATTTCTCCATCACTCATAAGTGCAAGAGATTCTATATATACACAGGATTGCAATCGACAGAGAAGTTCGATGGTATGGTTTTTCCTCGTTCAGACAAGTCTGCAAAGGCAAAAACTAAGCGACTGGCAGAGCTATATTCAAACGTGGAAGACTATATACTGCTGCACAAGGGTGAGGACGTTCCGATGCTAAAAAGCCACCTGAAAGAGATTATAAAGGGTGGCAAGGTAGCCGAGAAGAATTTCCTCGACTATATGCAGATGTGTGCAGATTCCAAGAATCTGAAAGCTGGCACGAAGAGAGTGTATGATGTGACTATCATCAGAATCAGAAACTACGATGCTAAGTGTACATTTGAAACCATTACCAAAGACTGGCTCGATAAGTTTGTGAAGCATGAATATGAAAGAGGACGAATGCCTAACGGAGTTCATATTGATTTGAGAAATATCAAAGCAACATTCAATTGGGCAATTGATAACGAGATAACGACCCTATTCCCTTTCCGTAAGTACGTACTTCCACATGAGGAAACAAGAAAGCGTTGCCTTTCTCTAGAACAGATGAGACAGTTGCGTGATGCAGAGTTCCACACTAACCCTCAACGTGAATCAAGGGATTTGTTCATGCTAGGTTTCTATTTGATTGGCATCAATATATCAGACCTTCTCGATTTGAAGCCAACAGACCTTCGTGGCGGCAGAATATGCTACAAGCGCAACAAGACAGGACGATTGTATGATATAAAGGTAGAACCAGAGGCGTTGGAGATTATCAAGCGGTACAAAGGCAAGAAATATCTTTTGAAGTATAAGGACAACAGTAAGTTCAATCTCAAACACTTTGAGAGCAATCTGAACACTAGATTAAAGAGACTAGGCAGATTTAGAGAATATAACAAAGAACCGATGTTTCCTTACCTTTCAACCTACTATAATCGCCATACGTGGGCAACGCTAGCAAGCGAGATTGACATACCGATAGAGACAATTGGCAGGGCATTAGGTCATGCGATGTGGGATAATGCGGTAACATCAACCTATATTAAGTATGATACCAAGAAGATTGATGAAGCCAACAGAAAGGTCATTGACTACCTGAATGCCGATTTAGAGTGTAGCAAAGACAACAAATAAAACTCAAATGATGTTTTGAGTTTTCTAAAATGGCAAATAAAAAGGGAGGCTGTTAACCTCCCTTTCTTGCTATTTGTCCGATAGAATAGTTTCTATCTTCTTACGATAGTCAACAGAGCCATCAATGAATGCGTGCATAAACAGAATGCTATCGCTTATTTGTACGCTGATAGGCTCGTTGATGAAGTCCTTTGTGACTTCCGAGTTATTCACCAATGCGGCAACAAGACGTTTCTTTTCGTAATTGAAACCTTGTGTGAATCCTGCGGCGAATGGTGTAAGCGAGTGAAAGAATGGTGTTTGTTCTTCACTCAGATTTTGCAGTCTCTGTTTCAGAGTCAGTTCCTTTGTCTTTTCCATCATTATTCTTCTTTTCAATTTCTTTCTTCATTTTATGCAAGCGTTCAACTTCTTGCTCGTAGAGGTTATCAATCGCATCAGAATACTTTAGGTATTGTGTAAGGCTCTTTTTGCGCTGCATAAACTCAGCCTTATTCTTGTACTTCATACCTTGTATTGCGGTCAGTCTGTGACGCTGCATTTCAAGTTGCAGCTCATCGCAAAACCACACCATATTCTGAACAGCTTTTTTCTCATTACTCTGTATTTTCTTCGAGAGGTTAATAAGAGCTTTGTATCTTCTGTTCTCCTCGCTTATTATCAGTTTGAATATTCCCCAACTGAATGCGAATGCAATCCAAACTAATGCAACACCCAAATTGCCAATACAAGCGTTGAATATTGCAAACGTAACACCCAATAACATTTCGGCATAGTAAATATCGAACCATCCGAAACACTTCTTAATCATTTTCTTCATGTTTCTTATTTGATAAATTATTGTTGAGACGAATATAGAAATCCTCATCACTCTCTCCATTCTGTTTGAAGCTAAGATTGTTCTCTTCGATAAAGTCGAGAATAATCCATATACTCTTTTTCCCGAGGTTTCTAATCTTATCCAAATCAGACTTACCATGGAATTTGCGGAGTAAATCGCCTACGGTATATACGTCGCACCATCTGAACATATTCAGAATACGAACAGGAAAGCCACAGTCGTTTACATCTTTACCAAGTATTAATGGTGGAAGTATTGTTCCACCGATAGGAGTATCGCCTTTTGCACGTCTGTATTCATCATAACTAGCTTGTGTTGCTTTTAGTTTCTTCTTTAAACCATCAATCACGATTCTCAAATCTTGATTTGTAGCAATCTCGGCAATGGCGGCATCCTCGTTGTACGTCAGCTTATTGCACGTCTTCTCTACAATCTGTCTGATTCTAGTTGCTGATACGCCATACTTGAGTGACAACTCTTCATACGTCATCCCATTAATGATGTCCTTCAATATCTTAGATTCACGATAGCCAAGTTTTGGAATGATGTCAAGATACGACATAGCGTTTATTACGCCAAAAAGCATACCGACAGCGTTTGCAGCTAGTTTGCCGTTTGCGGTCGCTCTGTTTCTAAACTCGGTAAGTTCAACGTTGATTGCACGCTTGTGTGATTCAACTTCTTTGAGCTTATCATCTATCATCTTTTCGTTGGCTGCAATCATCTTGTACTTCTGAGCGTATTTCTCAACGTCATCGCTATTTACATATAAGATACCATGCTCGCCTACACAACTGCCAATGAGACCTTGCTCGATGTAGTTACTGATTGTCTGTCTAGATAAACCAAGTATCTCGGCAGCTTTTTTCCTTGTGATTCTAGCCATATTACTAACTATTTTATTGTTTCAGATTTAATCTGTCATACGATTACTTCATTAAAACATCAAATACCCCTGCATCAAGAAGCAGAAGTGAAAAACCAGTCCAATATATTAGACGAAACCAAAAACTAGAAATACGACAACCGAACAAGTCAATGGCAATCAAAATCAAAATAAGAATTGCATCTTCTAACATATATCAATTTCTTAAAATGTGAACACTAACAGCCTTGTTTACTGCATTAGGCTGCGACTCATTAAAACTCTTGATAAAGTTACGTTCCATTTCCTCTGGAAACATAGCTTTTTTCGGTTTCGGCATTGATAGTGTGCCTACTACTTTATCCCCCCCTGTAAACGTTATTACGCACTTACGAGTGATTCTTTCTTCTCCAAACATATTCTCTAAATTTAAACGTTACTATTCATATCCAACAATATCATTTTCCCTAACTTGGTATGTTTCTTTGTCGAAATTCATTCTGACATCATACACTATTGATGGAACTCCTTTTTCATGCACTACGTTGTATATGCCTTTTATATTAATAATAGTGCAAGGTACATTTGCAAAACATGAATCATTCACTATCACTTTATCACCAACATGATAAATGGAATTTCTTACTGCATATTCTGTAGCAAGTTTATCCATTTCGTCTTGGTATGAGCGGCGTAGTGCTCTGCGACTGGCAGCAAAATCGTCTCTTGTCATTTTGCCTTTCTTTGATAGCGAATCATCAAAGAATTTTATTCCTTCTATAATCTTATCCATATTATTATTTTTTTCACTTAATTAATAATAGTATATAACACCTCTATACCCATAAGAATAAATGGGATAGCCAAGCGAGCCAAACCTTATTTTTTATCAACTACAATATATATAATATACCATAGTAGTTCGTACTCCTTGTAAAGCCAGCATAAGTCTTCTGATACCCACAGAGCTTTGCTCGTTATGGTCGGCTTTCTCATTTCTGATATGGGCACCCGTCGTGAGGTGACACGTTGCGGGATTTACACAACCATAATGTAACTTATCTGACAGAGCAGTTTTATATATCGGTCGATAACTCCGAAGAGGACTGCACGGATTGAACCTCGTATGCCTTTGCTTGAAACTTTGAGATAGGGATAAAAGAAACCCTATCCGCCGTCTGGGTCACGCTCCAAACTTTGGATAGGGTATATCGTTGTAGTTGAACTAATCAACTTCTAGATAAAACTTATTTATTTGCTAGCGCGTGACTTCTAACAAGCACTGCAAAAGTACATAAATTCCTGCAAACCACCAAATTAGCTAATTTTTCATTAACACGCTTTATTGTGGATAAATGTGGATAACCTATATTTAATAGGCTTTACGGGGATTCACAACTTTAACCTTTCTAAGTTTAATTAACACGAAAAAATGCCCTGCACCACTAAAAGTAGTGATGCAGGGCGATATATGATAGGTATAAAAGAAATGCGAAAGTAAAGCCCCACCATTGAACACCAACGGCAGGGCTGAAATAGAAATATGAATTCCAATAATTGCTTTGCAAAGATAAGCAAAATATCTGAGAACTCAAAGAGATAGTTAAAATTTCTTCTGTAAGCGGCTAAAATAGTTTGTCGGTATGATTTATCGGTGCGATAGTTTTTGCGCCATATTCCACAAAATAGGCTGACCCAAACGAATGAGCCAGCCAACCTCTACTTACCCTTGAATATACAAATTGCACCATATACAGCAAGGATAATGATTAAGTACAAAAACATGATGTTATATATGTTGGTGAATAATTATCTTGATGGAAAATAATCATAATGCACTACTTCGTCATCTTTATATCCTGCATAATATAATCTTCGTGTTCCAGACTTTGAATTTATTTCTCTCGGAACATAATAATATTCTCGTGTTTCATAACGACCAGACTTGTAGCTGATTTGTCTTTGAAATACATAATCGTTTAAGACTATATATTTTTCGTCAAAACTGCCAAAATAAGCATTTAGACCACCTGGTGTAGTCCAGTAATCGCCAGCGAAGGATGTTATTGGCACTTTTTCTTTGTTGAGACTAAAATACAAACCATTAGCATTGTATGCCTTGCCTGTGTCCTTACCAAACACTTTACCTCTAATCGCTAATTGGTCTTCGACAGGTTTGTAAAGCACCAAAGAATCTGTTCTTTTAGAATATTCATTTTTTACGATAAGAGTATCATTTCTTAGCGTTCCCTTTCCTCTTCCAAGCATACATTCCCATAGATTATATAATACATATCCGTCAGAAGTCACACTAAAAAACATATCATCATTTCTGTTTTCCCATACTCCCTCGTAATCCGCCAAAGTCGTTTTTTTATCTTGCGGATTGTCTGGTACTTCATCTTCACGGCTATCACTACTGCAAGCCACCATAGAGAAAGCTGCAATCATAATTGCCATAAACATCGAAATCTTTTTCATAATTACATTTATTGCAGAAAACTAATAATTACTTTTTGAATTTTACATTGATTAATCGCAATAAAACTGCTCTGTTTCGTAAACTGGGTCTTTGAAATCAACAACATCACCATCCTCATCTAGGATTTCCTTAACTCCATCATAGACTTCATAATGAAAATTATTGCTGCGACCTTCCCAGCAGTTATCATTGTCGCATACCTTATCATACCCTTTGGTATTTTCGGTGCAATATTGCTTTGCTTCATCCAATGTATCAAACTCTGCAACATTGTTTATCTCAACCGTATTATTGTAATATATCTGATATTTCTTCATAATTTAAGACTTAACCGTGGTGTCGAGGGCTGTATGATTATTAATCATTATTGTCTATTTCTCTTCCGTTAATGGCTGTATTTACCATAGCTTGAAAATACAGGTAGTTAGCCTTTGCATCTTCTTTACTCATACCTTTCTTGATAAATTCATCATAAACAGCCTTTGATGAGCCATATAGAAAACCTTTATCAACATCATTAATGGCTTCTTTAATTGAGTTTCTTCTGTCCTTTTGGTTTTCCATATCCAAAAGAGCCTCACAATATGTTGTTTCCCCTTCATCGTCTTTAGCTAACTTAACGAGGGTGTACTCCATCTTTGATGAATTATATCCACCAAAACCATTCTGACCTCTACCAATAAAAGAGATAGTACACATAGAATCGTTTGAAAAAACGACTTTCTCGTTTGTGATTTTGAAAGTTTCTGGATTCTTTGCCAGTTCTTCCATCGTGTCACGTAATTGTCTCTTCGCTTTCTTCTCAAACGAATTGCAAGAAGAAAGAGAAATTATGGCAATCATAATTGTCATAAACACCAAAACCTTTTTCATAACTTGTTCGCTTATCCGTGCTGCGTAGGGCTATATATTTATATTATTTTCAAAAGATAACGCAATATGCGTCATTATATTGTGTGTAGGGCAGAAATTTTAATCTTTATTTCTGCCCATGGCGCAATCGAACAATGTGCCGATTAGCCAAATTGCTATTAAGAATGCCATAACTTAAACCTCCTCTGTATTATTATTGTTGTTATTCAGTTCCTTGTAATACTGCTGAATCTCCTCATCAGTCATACCCTTTTCTCGCATTACACGATAGTTGGCAGAACCACGTCTAAAATAAACCTGACTGCCATAGACTGAGCGTAGATTGTAATACGCACTTCTTACTAGTTCTTTAGTTAATACCTTGCCAGTGGACGAATAAACACCCATCTGCTGCAACATCATAGCTGCATCCGCAAAGTTAGGTGTAGTCAATTCTGTGAAGTCATTGGTACACTTCTTAACCACATTCCATATAGCTTTGTTGCAAGGTTTCTCAGCAGCCTCTTTCTTGCGCTTTTCCGATGCAGCCTTCTGTGCATTTGTCAAGTCGCACTTTCTAGGTCTGCCTAATTTCTTAACGACCTTACCAGACTTTGAAATAAATTCTCCGTCTTGTGCCAGCTTCTGTTTGCGTACTTCCAATGCGCTCTGTGTTCGTTCCTGTATGAGTTCACGTTCCATCTGTGCCGAGAATGAGAAAGCGAACAACAACATTTCGTCAATCGCTTTCAGATGGCTGCAATCAAGGTCAATACCCATCTGAACGATAACCAATCGCACGCCACGTGGTTTCAGCTCGTCATTAACAAACTTGTTGATGTCGCTCATAGAACGACCGATACGGCTAACTTCGGACACGATAAGTATATCACCCTTATCAAGCATCGGCAACACTACCTTACCAAGGTTTCTATCCTTATAAGATACCTTGCCCGATACACCTTCCTCCTTCACTTCGTGAGTAGCTTTCAGATTGTGACAATTCAACCATTCGTTGATTGTTCTTTCCTGCTGCTCCAATGTCTGCTTCTCAGTAGAGACACGACTGTATATTATTACTTTCTGTTTTGGCTCATCATCATCGGTCATGTTTGCCTTTGCGTTGCAGCTTTTGTCAGAACGGCAAAGGTAGTGACCTTCTGCCATCATGCAATAAGGGCAATCCTTACAGCCGATGTTCACGATGTCGTATTTTACAGATGCGCCACCTTCATTCTTGATTTCTGTTGTCTTCATTTCTCCTATCTCCTATCCTATCTCTTATTACTTAAAACGTTACTTTCTTCTATTTATTATCCACGATAATAGAATGATACATGAAAATCGCTACTTTTACGCTCTCGGTCATTCTCAATCACTCCAAACATATAAGTATTAATTACGTAATCTACATCATTATTCTTATCATGTTCAATTCTCTTCACCCATTCCTCAACAACATCGGGACACCAAGCATCGCCAAGGAATCTAACTAGCAATTTATTATCGGTTTCCTGTCTTACCAATATTGGCTCGTTGCCGACAAATCCAACCTTTTCTGTATTGTCTTTGTTCCAAGAATAATGCCCATCGTTAAATAAATCTTCTAACAACTCGTCAATGCCAAGGTCTTTTTCATTAATAGGGCAATGAGCCGCCTTATCAATACCATCGTCTGCCCACTGTTCCAATGCTATATGAATATCTTCAGGAACTCGGATAATGTCGCTTGTGTTTTCTCCCCACCATTCCTTCTGATAAACAAAGAAACGACCAATATTACCATTTGGGCATAACTTTGCACGGATAGACTTGAATATATCCTCAGTCTTCTTGATGTAGAAACGTCTAGTAGATGGATTTCTATAGTTAGTCAGATACACCCAGCATCTAGTTTCTTGCTTTGAAATATCGCCAAGAATGTTTCTAAAACTACAACTATCACTACCAAAGTTACCTTTGAGGATAGTTCTCTTCAATACTCGCTTCTCTTCTTTTGTAAGTTTGGATAAGCAGTCTTCAATCTCTTTAGTCCACATGATATAATCTCCTATAATTAGTTTGTACGTTCAATTGTCTCAATGTACTGAATAGAGCCACAATCAATGTATTTGTGTGTGAGTACAACTGTACTGCTGCATCCAATATGATATAGTTCATAACAGGGCGCAACTCATCATCGGCAACAAATTTACAAAGCTCGCTCATTCCTTTGCTTACTTCAAAGGTAACTTTGCCCAATAGCTCGCCAGACTCTTCAAATACAAATTGTCTTGCATTTCTGCCAACACTCGCTAGCTTTTCAAAGACTGAAACAAAATAAAAGATATTCTTCAAAGGAAAACTGCAAGTATATGTACCAACACTAAGAGTAATCTTTTCGTCTTCATTTTGCTCATTACTGAAACAAAATTCTTTATTTACCTTATTAGCAATCTCGCTTGCAGTATATGAGCCGTAATCGGCTACCTTTGCCATTTTTTCCCATACTGCAAAAGCTATCTCATACAACTTGTTTAAGATAGCCAAATTCATTTCTTTGTCACTCATATATCCAATTGTTTAAAAGTTACACTTCGTAAAATTGCCCATAGCATTTTCCCCAAGCTACCAAAGACAATCGCACACCACCATTTTTAATCGGTGATACGCCTATCTTTTCACGCTTGATACGTATCAGTCGTTTATCGAACTTGCAATAAAAGCGAATGAATCTATCTTTTAACTCGCTTTCTTTTTGCTCGCTTATATGTTCCAAGTGAAGGCTATTATATTCAGTCTCCAACCAATTCTTTATTTTTTCCTTTGTTCCCATATCCAAGTTGTCTTTTTAAATTTGTGCCGTGCCAAATCTCGCTTTTGGATGGCGGTCGCTAACCGCACACGGCTATAGTAACTTTTAAGCAATATCAAGCTATCTGTATGTAGGCTTATAACTCCAATCGTATGCGGTATATTTGCCGCTTTTTATTACTACCTTAAACTCAATCACCCTTATAAAGGCTTTATTGTTCATTCTTGCATCCATATAGTCTAGTACTTTCTTTTCAATGTTATCTTTTGTACCAACTATTTTTTTAATCAGATAACGTTTGTCTGAATGAGAAGGGCGTTCCAGATATTCTCTTATTTCTGCTATCATATCTTTCTATCTTTATGTTATTAATTGAGCCGTACCAAGTCGCAAACTTGCGTACCTTTATATGTAAGCACGGCTATTTGGTTAAGTCACAACTAAAAGAATCTATCAAAGGTATATTTAGGATTATTGAAAATATCTTTTAATGCTTTTTCTTCACTATCCCAGCATCCACTACCAAACGAATTATTAAGCACAAATTTATTATCTATAGTCTTGTAAAATGTGCCCAAATCATCATCAAGTGTTATTGTAACTTCATCAAAGTTTTCATTATCGTAACAATACCAAATAGAGCCATCTCCACAATGATAATTTTTTCCGCTGAATGCGTAATCGTAGCCCTTATCTAGAATCTTCTTTCTTAATTCTGATAGTTGTTTCTTTGCACTACCAATTGATTTAAAAAACCTTTGATATAATTTTGTATCTTCTTTGCCCTCGCAAATGTTTTCGAGAGTTATTGTAATTACATATAACATAACTTTCTATTTTTAGCCGTTTATTTACTCTATATAGCCTTATCTTTTCCCACTTGATAAAGTGTACCAAAGGGAAAAGATAAGGGCGCACACACTATTATTTAACCCTCAAACTTAGAGATAGTACCAGTTATTTCATTTACTACCTGAATGAGATTTTTTAAATACAAGCCATCAAATATAAGTGTATCTTTATGGTAAAAATGCAGCTCAAAATAATCATTTTCTAGCCAAACATCAAAGCGCACACCACCTTTGCGACAAATGCAGAATGTATTGTCGCTAATTAACTCGCTGCCAAAATAAATCGGCTCGCTTTCTACATTTGCATTAATACCCAAAGCACGAAGTATTATAGCTAATTTCTTTAATTCTTTCATATTGCTAATTATTTAATGTTACTTATTTTGAGGTGCAAACTGAATCGAACAGTCTAGAGATACCGACTATCTTTGCACCTATACAATATGTTTTATGATACTTTCAAATATGCTTGTTTTATATCCATATTTTCAGTTATTCCATAACATTTTAATGCTCTTACTTCTTTTTTTGGTAAAATAAAGGCAAATATTACCCCTCCACCCATTGAAGTTACCAATATTTTCTAATAATTCTTTTATGCCTGTATTTCTCATTTTCTTTGCGTTTTAAAGGGTTGTTTACTCTTTTACGTACTTATTCCAATTGCGCCCTACAATAATGCCTAATACGTAAGATATAAGGGCGAAAACGAAAGGTATTGTTATATCCATATCAAATTAATCTTTAATCAAACTATTAAGCCATCCGTATGAACTGCAAGCATTAAATAATACCCAATTAATCATATTTAAAGAGCTAGAATAATCTTTATTAATGCTTTCTTTTGAAGTGTTCAAAAAGTAATTGTCACCCTTTGCGTAATGGTCTTTTACTGCATCATTTAAGGAAACAATACGCTTTGTGATTACTTTAAAACGTTCATTTAACTTTTGTACTCGCTTTCGGGTAATGCAGCCGTTTACTTTGCCCTCATCAAATGCACGACAAGCAGACTCTAACATATTACGTAAATCTCATAATTCAACCGCCAAAATATCAATAATGCGTAAAATCCTAATATTCTTCATATCCTTATATTATTTGTACCTTTGCACCCACAAATAAGCGAGTGCAAAGGTTATTGTTAGTTACTTGTTTACTATCTCATTAATTTTGTTTGCTGTATCAATCAAAGAATAAGATTGCCCGACAAAACCGCCTCCGTACCAATTAGCACGATAAACAGAAAAGCCCAAATCATTTGCACGCTTTTTGGCAATTGCATACAATTGGCTTTGGCTTAAATTGTCGTTTCTCATTTCTTCGTCAGTAGTAAAAGCGAGAAAATGCACTACATATCGGGGATTCCCGTTTATATCATTGTTCACACGGCAAAAGCCGATGCCATTAACCACCTTATAGCTGTTTCTGTATCTTTCAATCTCTCTATTAGTCATATATAGCCCTCCAATTAGTTTTAATTACTTCTTTTCTCCTAATTCTCTTTTTGCCAATTCGTTTGTAGTTGTCCATTCAACGTAATCCCAACTTGTGCCGAAATGGTCAACACAAAGGATATACTTATCCAAAAGGTCTGAATAAGTGAAAAGCAATCCGAATGTTTGCTCCAGGTACTCTACATCTTCATCGGTGCAATCTGTAATAAACCACTGATAAATATCTCTTTGTGTGCCGTCTTCTTCATCATCGAACAGTTCAAAGCGCATATTATCATAAACAGAAGGGTCTATCTCTGCAATATTGTTGCAGAGGATAAGCGCATTATTACACCAATTTACAGCTACTGAATAATTTGTTTTATAAGTCTTCATACCTAAAATATTTAAAAGTTACTAATTAATTTTGCTAATTCGGAAAAAACTAATAACTTTGCAACCGCTTAGAAGTAATCCAAGTTATTAGTTTTTCTTTTAACTTGATTCGCCCACTACTTTTTTAAGGTAGTGGGTTTTTTGTCTCTAGTAATAACATTCCTCCTCCTTTGTTACTTTCTTGATATTCCATACCTTTGTATGGTTATCAAATACAAGAGTGAACAAATGCAAAAAATCGCCATCTTCTAGAAATGTGCGGAACATGCTACCTAATGAGTTATTTGTTCCAGACTTACGAATGCCAATTGTCAATGCGAATCCGTACTTTTTGCCGTTGCAGTTGGCAAACTCTTTCTTTATGGTATCAATATCTATCTTCATATCAGACTCAATAAATGAAGAATCATATTGAACACTATAAACTGCTGCAAGACCTTTTAAAACCTTTGCAACCTCTGAAAATTTGCTTGTTGTAATCATATTGCTTTATTTTTTAGTTACTAATTTGTGGCTATCAATTAAACCGCCTAATTGCCAACGGCTGAGGTTTTCGCCTACAATAACCGTACTTATTTATGTATTATTGACTTTCATTTATCATTCAGTTCATTTCGTTACTCTAACTTTTCGCTACTCACATTAGAATGTTTCAGTGCTTTATAAATAAGTACGAATGTAGCTACCTTCCGTATAATAGCCTATCCGTTTTCCTTCTTTCATTTATAATTAGTACTACTGCAATCAGCATGCAGCCGCTTTTCCGTTTTTTAACCTTGACGGAAAATAACAAACCTAATAATCGATACACTATATAGTATCATCAACATATCGCTTGATACGGTTTATTAGCTTTTATCCGTATATCCTATATTTTGGTATTGCTATCATCTTATATCTAATATGTTGTATTACACGTAATACGTATATGATAAGAGTCAAGCGCACAAATATATAAGATAGATTTTATTGTGCTAAATGTAAGTAAGTCAAAGAACACACAATATAGATATAACAGGATTTCTCTGCTTAGAAGTAATCTCGTTGTTTCTTGATTGCGATGCAAAGGTACGACAATTTCCCGTATCTGCAAAACTTTTCGGCAAAAAAATTACGTTTTTTCTCGCTTTTTCTTGAAAATAATTGCATTTTCTTAAATCTTTACACAAATTGTAATCTCCACTTTGCAATATGATAGGTTAAATCGGGGTTATTGTATGCTTTTATATGTTTTCCTTATCTTTGCACCTTTGCAGCATCATAAAATCACCTTTGCAGCCGTTTTTATATATGTAGTGTGCGCACGTACCTTATATATAGGGAAAACATCTAAAACGCTTTTATTTGCCGTTTGTAGCCGTTTTCCGTCTTAGATGTAGTTTGTACTATCTTTCGTTTTTGGTACGTTTGCAGCCGCTTATATTGTACGTTTTAGTTATCTAGATTATTTCTAAATAAAGTTTAATGTTTGGTTTTTCGCTCTGTTTGTACTCGCTTTCTGTTTTTGTTTCTTATTTAGATTAATTCTAAACTGAAAACTTTTTGGGAATTTCGAGTTTTTCTGCACCTTTGCAGAAACGTTCTATCTTTTTACTTTTTGTTTCTTTGCTTTTTCTCTTATTTTGGATAATTTACAGAAAACGAAAACAGAAACGAAAAAGCCGATTTTTGATGTGTTTTTGCCCGAAAATGTCCGTTTTTGTCGCAAATAAAGTATTGATTTTCAGCGTTTTATCCCTATATAGGGCAAATTGCACCCCATACCCCCGTTTTTGGCACTCGCAGGGTGGGTCAGCTCTCGTCCGAAAATTTTTTATTTTTTATTTTTTGTAAAATACTCTGATTTTTCAAATTCCGCTTTTCTACCGAATTTTGAGCATTTTCTAGAACATCATATCTACTTTTGATTTTACATAAGTTTTCGAGATATTCGTTTTCGCTTATTTTCGTGCGTCAGGTAGCGTTTTATGCAGCTTCGTGGTGTAGTTTTATTACCAGATTATTTTGAACGTCTCAGAACGCGAATTTTGAGCTATTTTTATTTTTGCGGAAAAGTAAGACTACTTTCTACTTTAAGGTTCGTTTTTGCTATATATGGATTGCAGTTTCGATAGTCTATTGCAGGGGTTGTTTGCGAAGCATTCTTCTTAGGGGATGAGTATATAGTTTACTATATACAGGGGTTGACATCCCCTACTACGGCTGCGCGCGAGAGTACAATGGTTTATTTACGTGTTATTATTATATGGAAATTGCTTCAAATGTTAAATTTTCAATATGAAAAATCTGATTTATGCGGATAACATATATTTAATTGGGGATATGGGGAAAATGGTACAAATTTGCATTTTGTTAAACTATGTAAAGTCTGTTTTCAGGTTGATTTTTTGGAGTATATTTGCAGCATAAATGTTTGATTTACGAATTACCGACTTTGGAATATGGCAGAAAAGAAATTCTACATACAGCGTTACTTGAAGTCCGAGCAGGGAGCTTGGAAGGCAGACGGATTGCGCAAGAGTCTGGAAGATGATTTTGGCGGCGGTTCTGTCCGCTACAAGTCATTGGACGGATTGAACTCCAAGGGTAAGCAGAAGGGTGTATATACCGAGAGCTATCCTGAGAGTGATGCGTTAAGAGTGTCCGTTGACCCAAATGCTAGGCATGAGAGCACCAACGCTACGTTGTCAGTCTGCGTGTTCGGGTATGATGTTGACGGAACAACCGAGCTTTCCGTTACTGAGCAGATAAAAGCTGCCGAGAAAGCATGGGATAGTCTGTATGCTTACTTGGAGGGTGCGCTTATCTTGTGGTATGACGATTACAGACAGAAGAAAGCGTTGTTTTTAGTACAGGATGCTACAGAGCCATCAACGGATAACATCAAGAACATTCCGTATCTGCTCTGTTCGGTCAAGTTGGTAAACGTCTTCGGTCAGTCGTTTGATGGTGACAGTACCACGATTGAAGATTGGTTGAAGAATGGCGGAAAATAGAAACGACAGCATCCGCAAGGCGGTAGGACGTGTCTCTTAGATACAAGTCTAGGCAAACAGAAGGTTCGAGTTCCTTCTACGGTCGGTGGATGCTTTAAAATATATGCGAATTATGAACAAATACAAGACATCAATTGAGGTCAAGGGCGAAAACATCAAGGCATTGTTCGACTGCCCTATCGTTACAGACATCAAGAAAGCAACCGATGCGGTCGATGATGGTTTGGACGTTACCGATATGCTTTACAGCGTTACTGCCGTCAATATGGCAGGTGCTCACAAGCAGGTGAAGCGCGGTTCTGTATTGGCGCAAGACGTTTGCGGTCATTGGGAGATTATGACTGCCGATGAATGGGAGTTGAGGAAAGACGATACCATTAGCGATGGTTCATCCGAGGAGTTGTAATCATTTAAAAGTTGAGAATATATGCGAATAAAGGAAGAATCACTTGATAGGGCGTTGGAAGCGGCATCGTTGCAGACGAAGGGATTGCCGAAACGCTACACGGATGGTAAAGACCCATTCTGGATAATGGCAGTTGTGCTTGTTCAGAAGCGCAATTTGGAGGAATGCTACTGTATTTATCAGCAGAATGCGGACAAATACATGAAGCTTTTGCAAGACTTCGGTACACCGAGTCCTATCATGTCTATCAAGAGCATTCATCCTTACATGTATCTTGATGAGGCTCAGTTTTTGCCGAGCGGATGCATCGAAGCAAAGAAGAACTTTCTGAAAAACGAGCTTGGTGAAGACCCTAGGGCTTATGAGGTCGATGAAATGACGGAATCGGACGTTAATCACGCGTTATTGGAGATTGCCATTGCCAAACAGATGAGAGCTGATGAGGAAAACAAGAAAATTAACGTACTCAACGAGGGAAGCGATTTAGACGGAACGAGATTTGAGGACATTGAACGTCAGAAGTTCGAGTTTGAGTTGGCAGAAATGAAGAAAGATGGATGCTCCAAGAAAGAAATTAAAGAGTTCATTGACGAGTATAATGCCAGTCATAAGCAGAAAGTTGACGATGAGCCATACATTTCAGAGGAAGACCGCATCCATAAGGAAATGGAATCAAAGGACGTTGAGAAAACTCCCGAATGCAGTATTGAAGGTGAGTTTGATGCACCTGAGATAGACTACGATAAGCTTCATGAGGAATCAGAGGCGTTCAAGAAAGAACAGTTGAAGGTTGCCAAGCGCAAGTGGAAACGTGCCTATGATGCCGATTCTGAGAAGCGTGAAGGAAGAGAGTTCGAGAACGAATTTGGCGAAGATGAGGAATGTGAGACGTTGCAGTTGCCGAATAAAGAAGCCGTTCCTGTAAAGCGAAAGCCAGGCAGACCTAAGAAATCGTCATTGGATTACACTGCTAGCAAGCGCGACACGACAAAGAAACGCGGTCGCAAACCATCATCAACTAAAAAATAACAGATTATGACTAAATCAGAGCTTTTAAATAATACGGAATTTAAGAATGCAAAAGGTGATTTACCTATCATATATATAACATCGGATGATGATGTTGTAAAAATCGGCGGCATTATCAATGCACCTATGGTTGGAAGAATTTATTTTAGTGAGGTTAAGAAAACCATTACGAAGGATGAATTGCTTGCCAACAAAGAGTTTATTTGCGCAAGCGAAGATTCTGAGATACTTCTTGATTTCGGTGGTTACAGACGCGAGACGCTTGATTGCTATGTCACAGTTGATGATAGTTGCATTAATATCATTGAGTTATGAGGAAGAATCATCACAATCCTAATAAAGTACCGCCGTTCAAACCAGACCCCGAACATTGGACTAAGAAGGTTCATTCATGGAAGGCAAAGGTTGCATACGAGACGGAGGATGATGCTTGGGAGTTTCTGAATCAGATTCCGAGGTTGAAGGCGGTTGGGTATGTGGCGTACCGGTGCAAGCTTTGCTCTAGGTGGCATATAGGAAGATTACATAATAAATAGTTAAGATATGGATTATTGGAGTGCAAAATTCTATAAAGCAAACAATGAAAGAGCGGCTGATATTCTTGATAAAGTGAAAAAGGGTATATGGCTGTTTTTGGAAGGCGAAGAAATTACAAGGGAAAGCGACTACTTCTTTCTACACAAATGTGGTGTTCTGTCTTGGGAAAGTAGATACGGAAAGCCCACACCATTTATTGCCGAAGTTGAAGAAGAGAAAACCATTTTAAAACCAGCTTATGATTATCAAGGAAGGTATGATATATGTAATGTTGATGTTGGTGGGGAATGTGACTTATTTAAAACAAACAAAGACCATGACTGTATTATCGTAAACACGCGTTTTTTTCTGCTAGGTCTTGGATTGAAAGATGTTTAACATAAATAGTTGAGAATATGAAGAAAAAAGGATATTACGAATACGACCAGCCAATCTATCCGCACAAGTTATGTGTTGCCATAGGAGTTAAATACGATGATATATCAAAGTTTTTCTCAAACTATGATGGCTCAGATATTGAAGAATACGACTTCAAGCGTTGTGATGGATATACATATTGGGGATGCATGGAGAAAAATGACAGAAGAAAGTGCATTTTGCTGCTATTCGAGAATACAAAATGTATGACCATGAACACCTGCTGTCATGAAGCCACCCACGCTTGCGAACATATCGAAGAAGAGATTGGTATGGAACATGGCGGCGAGGCATCTGCTTACTTGACTGGCTGGATTGGGTCTTGCATCAACAAGGCACGCTTGGGCAAAGGTGATTTTATTGAGATTAAAGATAAGGAGGAATAGCTTATGAGGAATTACTGCTATAAGGTTTTAAAGAATGGTTGGAGAAGTCACGATAAGATAGATACCATTACTGGCATTAACGTGTACGAGCTTGACAAAACAAAGCACGACACAGAGCTTTGTGAAAAAGGTGTGATGTGCGAGGTGTACGAGGAAGGAACGTTTTATGATGAGCATGATGAATTCTATTTCCAAGCAAAGAATACTGCCAAGGCTTCAAAAATCGGATTCTCGCATTATATTAACCGAGACTTACAGAAGCTTGGTGAGAGGAACGTTAGATTGTTCTTGATGGATGAAAGTATTTCTTTTGATGATGCTATGGCATTGTCTGAATCGGAGGCTTACAAAAAGTGTAAGGAGTATTATGAACGTTTAGTTAAGAAATAGCTTATGATTAAGAAAGAAGATATTAAGGTAGGGCTAGAGTTTCTACTTCCGTGCGAGCGTATAGAACGCACCGAAGGTGGATTTCGCTATTATGTCAATACAAGGAAGAAATGCTATGCGGCACTGAGTAAACCTACAGATGTTTTTTCTGTAAAGTCTGTTAAAAATGACCATGTTTATTGTGACGTTTGCGACGCTACTGGTGTACGCGTAGATTTAGATATTTTGCAAAAGAACGGTATCTATCCTGAATATGCAAAAAATCTGATGGATGAATGGAAAGATTCTATCGGCATTGATAATCTTAATTGGAGCGAGTCGCCGTTTAATAGTATTGTTATGGGAGAACAAAGCAAAAATACCGATGCTGACCGCTTTAAGGAAATCACCGACAAGATGTGCGATATCTACAAGCAAAAGAATTCCGACTACGGAAGCAGTTTCAGCAAGCTGTTTAAGAAATGCGGAATGACCTATGCTTACGGACATCTTGCAGAAAAGATTGAACGCATCGATTCTCTCAGTAATAATGACGCAAAAGTTCAAGGAGAGAGTATGATTGATAGTCTTTATGACTTGGCTAACTACTCTATCCTTACCATTATGGAAATCGAAAAACGTAAGGAACATGGCACAGACTGAATACACTTGTAAGGATTGCGTATTGTTGAATGATGAAGATTTTGAGTTCCCATATTGCATGGGCAAAAACTTATATACATACGTAAATCCTGACGATGATGCTTGCGGAGACATTATTCCGCTGGTATATACGTGCAAGGATTGTTTCTTCTTCAAGGATGGGGTTTGTCATAATACCACGGAGAAGAGATACACATCGAAAGAAAATCCTTCATGTAGAAATTTCGAGTACAAAACGATTGTAGAACAAAAATAAATGTATAGTTATGGCTAGAATTGCAAAAAAGAAGACTGTTGACAACAATGCAGGTTTGCTTAAAGTTGTTGTCGGAATCAACAGAAAAGATGTAGAAAGCGTTACCGACTTCGGTCATTTCTTCATCGTAATTTTGAAGGATAGTGCTATTTTCCACACACACATTGGATTTGAAGCACGTTTTAAGCGTTGGGGCGGTGTTGATATGGAAGGACACGCGCTTACCACTACAACATTCGCGTGGCTTGAAAATCTTGTCGCGATGAAGAACGAAGTAAAGGGGAAAGAAAATGATATTTTCCCTGAGACAGATGTTACTTATCAGGATATGCTTGATAGTATGGTTATCATCACAGAAGCCAACATCACCCATCCGATTACAGCGTTCACTGATGCAGATGATGCAGCAAAATTTGCAAAAGAAAAACTTGATTACATCGGTCGTATGCAGAAAGAGTTGGAAAGTGTAATGAACACTCCAGTTTCCGAAGAGACAGAGGAAGACTTGAAGAAGAACTTTGAGCACGGTCAGCAAGCAATATTGGCAGAGCAAGCAGCCGAGGCTCTTAATCAAGGAAAGGAATAGCTTATGTATAATGAATGGTATATAGAACTGAAATACGGACTATTCCGAGATTACAGAATTGTAAGGATGTGTGATGCCAACGGAGTGAAGCGAGACGGTATCTTTATACCATTCATTCAGAACGGAATCAAATGGGATGGTGTAAAGGTTAAGAATCCTGTTCAGTATCTAAAGCCGATTTGGGCTGCCGCCGATGGTTCAAGACTTCACAAGTTAGTTCCCATGGTTTCTGTGGATTTCAGACAAAAGATGGAAGATGCAGGTGTTTTATCACCAGATGATAAATACCCTTGTGATACGGTAGGTTACGTTTATAAAGATAAAAATAAGATATAACGGCTATGATATACTTAGGTAATGATACAATGGATAAGGTAGAGCGGATGGTTTGCGAACAAGTGAACACAGCTATGAGTACTGAGGAAAAGGAAGGAGTGAATGCAGATGATTTATATGTCGGCAATACTAACATTCCTTTTGCGAGAGCGGTAGCAAGGAACTTTGTTCTTGACGTTCTACACAATCGGTATGGTTTTTCCTATGCCGTTATTGCACAGCGCGCGGAAATCAACGAGAAATCTGCTATGCGATGTGTCCGCAAGTGCCACGAGCTTGTCGGGTACGATAAAACTTATGCGTATGTTAACATTTTAATTAACGATAGATTGAGAGAATGGTATGGGGAATAGCAATGAATTATTGACGTTGAAGCGCAATGCCCTAAGATTGGGATTGTGCGGAGAGTATAAAGGTAAATGGGATTCTGCCGCGAGTAAGCGAGAATTGGTAAATATGGCTCTTGATTCTAACGGAATTGAGTTTATGGCTGATTCTATAGCTTTCGGATGGGGATTGTCAAAAGAGTATCTTTTGAAAGAGTTTGGTGAGTTTGCCAATGGATTCTACCAATGTAATGAGCACGGATATACTAGCGAAATGTATATAGGTGCTCATGGAGTTGTCAAGGTGCGCTCTACGATTATTCTTGTCGCGTACTGCAAGGATTTGGAGATTGAAGTTCCAGAGAATATGGTTACTCGCATTTACGTGTGCGGAAAGAGTGAAGTTCGCATCGAATGCAAAGGAAAATGTGACCTCATAGAGTACGGAGAGGATAATGATGTTAAAATCATTAGCTACGATGACGCAAATATGACGACAGGAACGATTTATGTGTCAGAGTGGAATAGTTGTAAGGATGAACTGAAATAATGCCTTACAGCTCATTTAAATAGCAAAGTTGGAAAAAAGAATATTTATATTATTTTCTAGTTCTTAGAGTGTACGGCGGTACAACACAGACATAAAGTGTAATTTTACTTTTTATATTAGTTAAGGTTTAGTTATATTTATGTTGATTAAAAAGGGCAAGTTCAGTTGTGAAACCGAGCTTGCCCTAATTTTATGTATAGAACACAGAAAACTAATTCATAAATACCTTGATACCATTTCTTCCTTGCTTGTGACCGCCCTTCACACAGCTGGTCAGAGTGTCGCGAATATCAGTAAGTATTGTTGTCTGCAATCTCAACTCAATGAGTACAGGACTGCTTGATGTATCTTGTGTTATCGCGTTGATACTATTGCCGAGCTTTTCTAACAGAGTGTCGCGGATGATGCGGACATCTGCTTGTTGAGTGGCTACATAAAACCTGAGTGAATTGAGTATCGATTCCAAAGCCTGTGCGGTTGATTCCGTTACGGACTGAATACCTTGCTGCAAAGCAGATATATTTGAACTGCCAGTAGGCTTGACGTTGAGAACATCCATCAAGTTCTTTGCATACTCATTGAATAATGCAAGATTCTTGTCTTTCAATTCCTTGATACCTTCGAGTTCTTTCTTGGTAACGTCAAGACCATTGTTTCCACCTTCGCTGCCCTCAGATACCGCTTTGTCGAATGCTTCAAGGATAGGCTGAATGTATTTTGAAGTAGCTCTATTCATCAACTGCTTTGTGAGCATTGTGTTGAAATACTCGTCAAACTTATTGTTGAGTGCTTCGAGTGCATCACTGCCTTCATTGAAAGCATCTACCCACGCTTCCGAGAAAGCTTCAGCAGCAGATTTGTAGTTAGACTGAGAACCGAAGCCGCCAAGTGCTTCTGTCATAGATTCACCTAATTCTTGGATTGTTGTGTTCAAATCATCAATCTGCTGTTCCCATTCTTGAATCTTACCTTCATCAGGTTTCTTGCGACCGCGCTCTGCGTTAATCATTGCTTGGTACGCCTTCTGCTGCTTTTTAAGGGCATCGACCGATTTTTGGTTGTATTCGTAGAGCTTTTGCGTATCAAAGGCATCGTCCATACTCTTTTTAAGCTTTTCGTAAGCGTGTTGCAAGGAATTTACAGCGCGTTCTTGGCGTGCAATTTCCTTATCAATCTTTCCTTCGTTGCTAAAGAGCTTAGCTACGCCCGTAAGCGCGCCCATTGCGCCCGATACGACACCTGCATAGTTTCCGCTATAGTACGAACCGACCGCCTGACCGATGCTGCTGACAATATCCAGAGTGTTCTCCAAATTTGCATCAGAACCGCTAAGTGCCTCAAACAGAGCATTAAACGAGTTAGCCATTGTGGAAACTACGTCTGTAATATCCGTCACGGATTTTGAGAACTTTGCTTTTGCCTGCTCTTCCTCAGTCATAATCGTTCCGAGCTTTGCAATCTGCTCATCGGTGAGGTTTAACTGAGATTTTAAAGAGTCGCGAATGCTTTTGTTGGTTGCCAACTTCAACTTTAAGGCTGCAACAACGCTTTCGTCCGCGCCTTTAATCTTTGCTAGTTCGTTATACTCATGTTCCAAAGACTCAACATAGGCATTTTGGCTCTGTAATTTGCTCGTCAAATCTGCTCTAAGTTCGTTAAGCTCTACGTATTTATCCACGCCGCCCGACTTCTTTAAGTCTTTGCCAGCCTTAATCATTTCTTTAAGTCCACTAGTGAAAGCCTTGAAAGGATTGCGTGAATTACGAACTTCATTGACTTTGTTAATCTGTTCAACAATAGACTTTGCATCTTTAGGATCTAGATTTTTCAAATCAACACGAAGAGCTTGCAATCTTTTTGCCATTGCGGCAAGAGCCTTTGATGAAACCTGCTCTAGATTATCAAACAAACGAACATACATGTCTGAGTTCTGAAACTCTTTCCAGTTATTCTTGCTTGTTTTCTGCTGGTATTGGGCATCCAAGTTTTCCTTTAACTGCCTTTGCAACTCAGGATTCTTGGCAATATTCGCATTGTTTTGCAGCTTGTAACGCTCATTGATATACCATCTGTCGAGTTGAAGCTGGTCTGTCAATTGCTGCTTGTATGCCTTAATCAGCTCTTGTGTTTGATTAACTTGGTCTTGATAGACTTCCTTATCAAGTTTCTGCATTTGTGACGTGTATTCCTTTGCGACATCATCACCCCACTTAGTCTGGTCTTTACCCCATTTTGCTTCAAAATCATCTGTAATAGACTTTCGCACATCATCGAATGAAGAGGTTAAGTCACCGAACATGCTTTTGATGATGCTATCAGAGAGACCTTCACCTTTGAGCTTCTTAAACAAATCGAGCTGTGAGAATGCTTCTTGCGCATTGTTCTTTGCATCATCAAGTTGCTGCTTGAAATATTCCTCATCAATATCAAGACGGATTTCAGTGGCGTTGCGTAATGCGCTGCCACGTTTTCCGAGTTCCTTATATTGGCTTGCAAGATATTCAATCTTCTTTGCAATAGTCTGGCGGTCTGGGATAAAGTTGTTTATATTCATACCAACATTCTTTGCCGCCAACGCAAAGTGCTTACGAACATCGGCTGTAGCTTGCTCTTCGCCTTCGTATTTAATGAGTTTCTGATATTCAGAACTCATATCCTTCAACAGAGAAATGCGCTCGTTGAGAATATCACGCTGTTCTTTTGCCGCATTTTTTGCTGCTTTTTTGTCTTCTTTTTCAAAAGGATTCACTCCTAATCCCTTTGCGGTGGCAGTTGCAGCATTCTTGTATTCGCGAACCATTTGGCGCAAAGTTGAAACATCTATAGTGTTTCCACCTAAACGTGGGTCACCTGCTTTGAACATCTTTCGGATAGAATCATCAACTTTGATTTTCTTCGTGTTCTTTCCTACGGAAGCCAAACGTTTTTCGAGTTCACGCCAATTCTTTGCAGCTTTAGCCGCATCATCACCTTTTTCAAGGAAACTTTCAAGAGCCTTATCGTTTGTAATCTCCTTGACAACGAGATTGATGCCATACTTTTTCTTTGCAAAGAAACCAGAGAGATAATCATCAACCCAGTTTACTTCTTTCTCCATCGAGTTTTTATTGATGGAAACATTTATACCAAAGTGTCTATAAGCAAGGTCTCTCTCATATTGATTCCAATCGCGCTCTGCCGCAATTCTGTCAATTACGCCTTGTATTTTTATAGGGTCATTGCTATATTTTTTTCTTAGGTTTCCAAATACAGCATCAAACTCGCTGTTCAATTCTTGCGCCTTATTTTGTACGCTGTTCATTGCACGGATAAGGTCATTGAAATCAGCTTGCGAAGTACCAATGAAAGATGGCATTTTATAGTCGCTGCCGCCTTGTGCTATGTTGATTTTCTTTATCAACTCATACATACGTGTCATATAGTCAATGTTGGATTCGTTATCCTTTTGACCTGCACGTATCTCATCAAAGTATTTCTTCGTGGTCGAAGTGGCTTGTTTATAGTTTGCGTTAATGTTTGCTACAACTCTCTCCATTTGCGAAGACTTTGCGAGAGCATCAATCACAGCATCCTTGTAATCGCCTGCATCATCATCAAGACCATCTGTAAACCAAGTATTCCAAGCATCATTCTTGGCGTAATTTCTTCTGATAACCTCAATACTATCAATGAAATCTTTATATTCTTTCTCAACCTTACTGAAAGTAGTGTTAAGCTGGCTTACATCGAGAGTATCTACATTGATTTTGAAAGTCAGTCCGTCTTTTGATGCGGCATCAATAAGCTTTTGTAACGTTGTACGTCTATCTTCGACATTCTTTTCTAAATCCTTTCCTTCTAATTTGCCATTTGCATTTGTGGCTGCATTTGCTAGGTCGTTGTACGTTCCAGCCAAAGCACCTATTGCGCCCTTTGCCTTTATTGTTTCTTCTTCGGCTTTACGTACATTTTCGTTGTACTTGGAAATCTTATCATAAACAGTAGTTATTACTTCTGCTACAGCGTAAATAGCAAGACCTACGCCGATACCTGATAATGAACTTTTAACGAGACCGCCAAAATCTTTAAGAGCTTTTTTCATTCCATCTAAGGAATTTACGAAAAGAGCTTTGTATCTCACGATACCTGTGCCAGATGCTTGCGAGAAAGCTTGTCCGAGACTAGTCTTTGCAAACATAGAGTTAGCCTTTATAGCAATAAGAATAGGTATAAGAGCTTTTCCTATTTCTGCAAGTGCTTTCCAATTATCAAGCATAGAAGTACCCCAGCTTACCATCCCCTTCATTGTGCCTTCGTTAGCCTTGCCAATATCATTGAGCATCACATCGAAAGCATCCTTCAAGTTGGAAATCTTACCTTGGAGAGTTTCAGCCTGAATCTCTTGCATATTGTAGAATGTTCCACCCTTATCGGTCATGCGTTGGAATATTGCCTCAACATCCTCAAATGTAACCTTACGCTTGGAAATCATATCAACAATCTGTGCAGTCGTGTACGCTTCTCCCTTAACTTCCTTGAAGTATTGTTGCAACTCACCATACATATTGATACCAGCTTCGGTAAACTGACGAACCTCAGAACCGCGAAGGTATGCAGCAGCCTTGACTTGTCCGTATGCAAGGATAAGTCTTCCCATATCAACGCCAAGACCTGCTGAAACATCGGCAAGTCGCTTGGTTGTATCATAAAGTTTATCAGACTCAATTCTGTAAGCAGAAAGTTGTCGTGTGTAATCCACCAAGTCCTTGATACGGAAAGGTGATTTAACGGCAAGTTCTACAGTCTTATTGAAAATCTCGTCTGCCTTTGGTTTGTTCTGCAAGATAGCTTCGAGTGAACGCTCTGAAAGTTCAAACTGACCTCTGACTGATGCAATCTGCTCGACAAAATTCTTGACAGAACCCACTGAGAATGCAAATGCCATACGCTGTGCCCAACGTGACATATATCCAGCCATATATGATGTTTGTTCTGTCAACGCGCGAGAATTAACACCAGCCTCTTTCAAGTTTTTGTTATGTTGCTCAATTGCAGCATTAAGAATATCCAATTTTCGCTTATAATCAGCATCGGTTTGAGACAACTTCATACGAGCCTCTTTCAGATATTCTATAGCGCGTACTTGGCGGTTGAGCGTATTTGCAGAAGCAGAGAAATCAAGCGCGCCTTGATATGTAGTGTTTGCCTTGTTATTTCTCGTCTGATAGTCTTTTGCTCTATCAGCGTATGCCTTTCTCTGTTTGTTGTTGTAAGATTGTTCTGCACTAACCATCTTATCAAGAGCCTTCTGAAAAGCAACAGCACGTTCATTATACATCTGCTGCTGGTATCGTAACTCATCCTGTAATGACTTCTTTCGCTTAATAAGTGCATCTTGGTCTGCCTTGGTGAGATTTTGTGTTGTATCTCGCAACATACTTTCAATAGAACCAATTTCTTGCTTTAACTCAGCAATATTCATACCGCTAGCACCCTTTGCTGATTCCTGTAATCTCTGAAATGCAAGTGCCGCTTGCATAATACCACTAGTGCCAGAACCATTCATCTTAGATAGCTGTGCTACCATATTTTGAATGTTTTGTGCTGCTGACGTAATGTTATTGTTCATGTTACCTGCACTCGCACCTACGTTTGAGATACCACTGCTTGCATTTGAAGCAGATGCGTTGATTGTTGCGAGTTTTGCTATAACTTGGTCTAAAGAATCAAGGAACGGCTTAGTACCAACAGACATATCCTTGAAAGATTGTGTTACACTAGACGCGGTATTTTTAGCCGTATCTTGTATGTCTTTCAATTTCTTGTCTGCTTGTTCTATTGCATCTAACGCACTTTTAGGAATGGTTAGAGCTGCTCCTAATGCTGAATCTGCCATAATTCAAAAGTTTAAGAATTTATAAAATAGGTATTCCAAGGTCATTGAGGTTTCGTAAATCCTCTGCACCATTGATTACCTTTGCATTCTTTAATTTGTCGTTCTTCTTATTCTCGTCTTTGTCTGACGAAATCTTCTCTAAATGAGTAAAATCCATAGACGCAAGGCGAATCTGCGGAACGGTCATTCTCCACTTATATTCTTCTTGCGAGCACCATGTGTTGGCACGTAAGAAATCTATCATTTGTCCGTATTCTGTTCGTGAGGGGATAATTCGGCTGCTTGCTTCTTCCTCATCAGAGCTTGATTGCGGACGGTCTGAATCACATTGGTACTCGCGAAGAAAAAATCCACATCTAGCAAATTGAGAATCTCAACGAGTAATGTTGCCCAATCCTTGATGTCATAGTCTCCCCAAAGTAACTGGTCGTAAACTTGTTGGTATTCCTCAGAATCAATGCGTTTTTTGTCATTGAGCAAGGATAATGTGATTACTCTTGCCACCGATGGAATGTTGATGGCAAACTCCTTGATAACATCACCCATTGATAAGTTTTCGCCCTTGACTATCTTGCAAGCCTCCTCTGCAATCATCCATTGAGTGCCTGGCTTTAATGCTCTTATCTCCCACTCTGTACCTTGCAGTTTTACAATTGTAGGAGAATCATTCATAATTTGCGCTAGACGTTCCATTGCAGCATCAGACAAAGGAGAACTAGGTAACACCTTATTCTCGTCTTCTACAGATTGTTTCTTAGCCTTATTCGGGTCTTTTTGTGCTCTATATACTTTTCCCATATATATGAATTACTTTCTAATCACACTTACTGTTCCATTATACTTCTTGGATAGGTTTTGCAGCTTTTGAAACGACATAGAAATGACTCTGTAAGATTGTTTCAGATTACCACCGCCATCTTCCAATATTTTAGCGTATGGCATGGTAGCAACAACTGCCAAATCAATTACTCCACTAGGGGAATAATCGTTTTTGAGATATTCGTTTATCGCCTCACGACCTTTAATTTCTTCTCCATACCAATTCTTGCCTTTGGATGCTTTTGGTGAGGATGATAAGTAACCTATCTTTTCAAGCTTGCCTTCGACATAAATGCCATATCCGTAAGAATCATAGAGGTTGTATGTTCGATGTGTGTACGTAATCTCTTGAATACATTCTCTTAACACATTCTTTGCATCCTTGTCTAATTCCTTCGTAATAAGCTTTAATGCTTTTTTGTATAATGTTTCAGCCATAAATGATAAAACTTAAAAAGGAGCGGACAGCATTAAAGCCGCCGCCCCTTGTATATAGTCGAGAATTGTTGAAGAATCTACACTATGCACCAGCAACTGGCAATGTGTATGCAGGGTCAATGTAGAATGGTGTCTTGCGAGTTACACCGCCATCTTTAACCTCAACCAACTGACCTGTGCCAGCCAACGCAACCTTTGCCAAGTTAGAGTTCAGAGACTCAATGGTTGTCTTGGAATTGAGCTGCAACTTAGGCAGAATCAATGCTGTGTGTGTAGTACCGTCTGCGTTGTCAAAAACTACTGCGACCTCTGCATACATCAGCTTGTAACCAGATGGAGCGTAAATCTTACCATCAGTACCCTTTGTAAAGCCGCACAATGCAGTCAATACAGGAGCTTGAGTATCTGCAACCTCAGCAGCAAACTGATACTTACCAGTTGTCACGATAGACATGATAGGAGTATCAGAAGTCTCGCGCTCAATATCGGTAGTATCGTTATCGTCCTGAGAGATAGATGTGGTGTCGCGAACAACATCGTCCAAATCGTAATAATCGTCACCAGCTGCATTACCATTGAACGGACGAACAATAATGTGTGAAGGCTTAGAGAGCTTGATTGCACCTGCGCCTGTACTTGTAACTTTCGTTGCCATATTGTTATGAGTTTAAATTGTTATCCTAAATAAATGAAATAATTAACGTACAATAACCGAAACAGAAATAATCAGAAAATGGAACTGACGGTTTGAATCATATCCGCTATCTCTGTATAATACACTAATTGTATAGTTTGCGTCTCTTGATTCATCAATGATTTTGTCAAGAATGCCTTCCATCTTGTCAAGTAACTTTACATTCTTTCTAAGTGGAGTACCTTTTGGTCTTGCATAGAGATAAATGTTAGCATAGCCAGAAGAATAACCGTCATAATCTCTTTGCTGACCTACGTCCACATTGACAAAATCATCCCAGTTCTTACTAGTTGTAGGTGGTAATTCTCCAACAAATATGTTGTCTGAGATTTTTCCCTTAGTAAGAAGCATCGAAAAGAAATTCTCAATTCGAGACAATCTGCGATTAATCCTCTGTGCCATACCTTGTTATCCTAAATACATTTTACCTTATGATGAAAAAACTAAATATCAGTACCCTTGATGTAAGCTACACATCCGTGCATTTGTGTCGGATAAACGCCAATAACCATTCCGTCAACGTCCATTCCGTACATTTTTCCACGGAAACGAATGCCAGCATTCAAACCTTCAGGAATATATTCTTCATCTTTTCCGTCTTCTCCTTCTTTCGTTGGCATCGGAAAATAGATTGTATATCCTAGCGTAACAACACCCGAATTAAAGAGTTTGTTGGTTTCCTGAATATCGCAATCAGTTTCAAAAATGATAGTTTCTACATTTTCTGTTTCTGACTCATCTGCACTAGTATCAGTATCGCCTAACATATCCCCATCGTCTCCGATAAGGTCACCATCTTCTTTCGGCTTTTGTTCCGAGCGGTAGAACACACCATGATAGGCATATTCATCCAAAGCATTTCTGTCAGTGTACATAGCTTACCAATCTGTTTCTTCAATCCATTTAACCTCTCCATCGGTTTCATTGAGAGCATCAAGTTTATCATCCTCTCCATACTTCTTGTAAAGTCTTTTGAGTTCTGATTTGATACTCAGCAATGCAGCCGATGTAATGGTCTGAGCACCTACTGTAAGAGTATATGCGCCATGTTGATTTGTGGTCGATGCTGTCTGATAGACACCGAATACAATCTTTTCCAAGAGTGCAATCTTACATCTGTCTTTCTGTTCTTCTGTCAAGTCCAAATAAGACTCAACATCAGAAACGCCGCAATCCAAAGCGACATTGTTTAATGCCGATTTGTCAAAGACAAAGTTAGTCATGCCGCTCAGATAGTCCAATATGTCAAACTTCGATGCTGCCATTGAGAGATAAATGAATTAAATGTTATCGTATATTGTGAGTGAACCACCATTAATTACCTGCTGTTGAGGTATCAATGATTACGTGGTTCATAAAGTCGAGAAGTGCAGGGCAAGCCGACATCATGACCTTAGTCTGCCACTCGCGGAACTGACCGTTATCCATTGCGTAGTTTCCTACGGTTACGAGTCCGTCAGCGATTGAAGCCCAAGAAACATCAATATTCTTTGCGCCATACTTCTGTTGAAGTGTCTGGTCGTAGATAGGAGTCCACTTGAACTCAACGCTATCACCAGTAGGGCAAAGTACAACAATCTTATCATCCCAACCTTGCACGAATGTGTCAGTTGTAACAGTCTTGTTGCGCTCCTTCTCAACGACAATCTCGATAGGAGAAAGACCTGTCATGTCGGAAAGTGATTTCTTGAAGTCCTCGTCCAAAATCTGCATGTTAGCAGTATATGCGCGGTCGTGAGCCTTGCACCAGTTGATATACCACTCCTTAACCTCCTTGTTCTGCAAGAATACATCACGGTACATCTTGCGAGTCATCTTCCATACGAGAGAAATCTCAGTACCGCCACGCTCATCGCGATAATCGTCTTCAATCTTTCTCATCTGTGAGATAAGGTTGCAGTCTGGGTCAGTCCAAGCCTTTGCGCCAGCCTTCTTGCGGTTCTCTGTTGGGAATGGCTCAACCTTCTGCAAGAACTGCTGCAAACCTTCACCCTTGCCCTTCCAACTCATCTTTGCAGTTGTCATAATCTGTGCTGTCAGGTTAGAGAGTGTTGCCTCTGCTGAGTTCTTACCTACCTGAACAACATCGCGCACCCAAGCAGCCATAAGGTCTGCATCGTTGCCGAACTGTTCAAAAAGTTTCTCTTTGTACTCGCGTTGTCTTGCGTTTTCAGACCACTTGTAACCGATGAAGTCTGGAATTGTACCTGTGTATATCTCCAAACCCTCGTTATCCATTTCTGGAGCATCACCAAGTGGAGCGCGAAGGTGCATCAAAGGAGCTGCCTCTGCCTTGCGAGACTTGATGCTGAATGAAGCCACGCCATCGTAGTCTGTAGGTGTAGGCATAGAAGCTCTACGACCTTGTGTGAGATACCAGCCATAGTTAGTATAGAGCAACCCCTTGGTGTTCAAGAAGGTTCTCAGAAAGTTGATGTTATCCTTAGAAGAGAACAACTTGGCGTATCTCGAATTGTTAAAATCAAATTGTTGCATATCCTGAATACTTAAATTAATGATATGTTATCCTATTGTTATCCTATTGAAGTAGAGCGGTTAGAATCCGAACCATCCGTTCTCTGTTCTTGTGTTCATCGCAAGTACGGCTGGTGGAAGCTTGTTGCACTTTGCCAAGTTCAAGATTACTCTTGAATCCTTAATCAATGCTGGAGTATAAGAGTACTGAGCACCCTCACCTTCCTCAACATTGGTTGATAAGTTAGGGTCATAGAAGAAGTCGTTGTCGCGGTCGAAGTAAGTGTTAGGATTTGTAACCATAGGAGCTACGGTTGCACCTGCCTTTTCTGCCTCTACGAGAATATCGCCAATCTTCAATGCAACTGCAAGAGTCGCTGAAAGAGTGAGCTTCCAAACATCCTTGCCACCTTCGGTTGTTTTCTCTACAGCTGTAATGGTAACACCCAAAGACTTCTTTGTAAAGTCTGACTGTGCCACCATGATATTATCACCTGCAAAAGGAATGTGATGATAGCCATCATTGACAACCAAAATGTCGGTATCAGTGTTTGTAGCCGCCTTTGCCAACTCGTAATACTTCAAAATCTTGACGGTCTGACCGCCATTCTTGCCGTAAGTGTCTGGGTCATACTCGCAAAAATCACCTGCGTAAGCCTTAGCGCGACCCTTGAACGGATTTGTGATAACACCACCAAAAGGAGGGTAAACGAATGCGTCCTTGTTGCCGCTTACGAGGTTAATGAAAACGCTTCTATGACCGCCAATCTTACCATGTGCTTGGATGAGTGTACGACCGCCAAAGTGACCGCCATATCCATGCTTCAAATAGAAATCATCTGCTGCTGCCATAATTTGTAAATTTGTTTAATAGTGAATGAATAATGTTATTCGCCTGCGTCAGGGTTCACGATACCCACAACATCAGAGAAATCGTCAGCCTTGTCATTGTCACCACCGCCAGCACTACCTGGAGTGTTGTTGTTTGGCTTTGAATGAGAGAGATTGTAAAACTCTTCCGCATCCGTAAATTCCTGCTCGATGTCCGAGTCCTTAGTGAGGTTCAACTTGTTCATGTATTTTTCAATCCACTTACTATCGTTGATACCTTTCTCCTTGAACTTTGCGAGAAGTTCACTACGTTTCTGTGATACAAGCTTAGATGCTTCGTATTCTGCATCCTTCTTCTCTAGAGCTTCCAAGCGTTCCAAAAGCTTCTTTTCTACAGCCGAAGGCTCTTTGTCATCGTCCTTTGGATTTGGCTTAATGTCGGGATGCTCATCGTTCCATTTCTTGATGAAGTCGGCATTGTCCTTCTCGTAGTTGCCGTTAAGGGAAACATACTGCGGCAAAATCTTCTTCACCAAATCATCTAACTCTGTATCTTCACCAACTAAGAGGTCAAAGTGGGAATCACTCAAACTCTTGATTGTCTTTTCACTGATGGAAAGGTGTTTTCCGTTTGCAGTGAGTTTTGCTTTTAGGGTGTCTAAAAGTTGTTGTTTTGTAAACTTCATATTACTAATTTTTAAAATTCTGCTGCAAAGATAATTAAATAATGTGGTGATTTTTAGATTTTTAGAAACTCTATTTGTTACGTAACCAATATAGAATTATTTTCACACTATTATATATTATAAATTAGGTATCTTTGCAACATGAACACGAATAAAGATATAGAAATCAGACCACAAGAGGGCTTTCAAATGTCCTTTGCAAGTAGCAACGTTGACGTTGTTTTTGGTGGCGGAAATCTCGGAGGAGGCAAATCGTATGGTCTTGTACTTGCGATGGCAGAGCCGTTAATGACCGACCCAGATTTTCGTGCAATGATTTCACGCCGTTCACTTGGTAATCAAAAAGCAGGTGGAGGATTCGTAGAGAAGTTTAAACAGATATTCGGAGCTGATTTTGTAAAAGTCAGAGAGAGCGAGAATCCGCGCGTTACATTTCCGAATGGAACGTTTGTCGATTTGACGTATCTTGACGATTCCAATATGGATAAGTTGAGAGAGCGCGCGAAAGGATGGGAGTACGATTTGATTGCGATTGACGAGTTGACGGAGATGACTTGGGAAGTTTTTTCTTACGTCATGACTCGAAACAGAGGTCAGAGCAAGACGTTTACAGGTAAGTTCTTTGCAACACTTAACCCGAAGCGTAGCCACTGGACGAGAATATTTCTTGATTGGTATATTGGCTCAGATGGTTTTATCATCCCAGAGCGTGATGGTGTAGTCAGATACTTCTATTGTGCAGGACCGACTGTTAAGGATGTTGTTTGGGGAATGTCTAAGCGAGAAGTCTATGAAAAATGTAAGATAGATATAGACAGAAAGCTTAAAACCATTGGCGGCAACTTTGGATATGAAGTAATGATTAAGAGTTTTGTTTTCTATCAAGGTAAACTTGGTTCAAACAAGAAGATGCTTGAAAACAACTCCGGCTATTTAGGTTCTGTAGCGGCATCGGGCGGTAGAATGGCACAAGCTCTTATGGAGGGTAACTTCAATGTTGACCCCGAAGAAGAAGAGGATATTCCGATTCCTAGCCAAGCGGCACGAGATTGCTTCGTAAAAGACCCTGCCGTAAATGGTGACAAGTGGATAACAATCGACTTGGCAGATTTCGGAAAGGATAATACTCTGATGTTGTCGTGGAATGGATTCCATATTGTCAATTACGAAATCGTTATGCATTCAACACCGCGAATCAATGCTGAAAGAGCTAGGCTGTTTGCGGCTAACGAGGGAGTGGCAGAAAGCCATATTATCTATGATGCTACGGCAGGTAGGTATTTCAATGACTATATACCCGATGCTATCCCTTACATATCAGCAGCAAAGGCAATGGGAGTTTATTACTTGTCTGCTATGACAATAAAAGACCTATGTTACTTGCGACTTAGCTACATGATTAAGCGAGGACAGCTTACATTTTCTGATAAGGTTGCAAATGCGGTTTATACGCATCAAAACCTCAAATACAGAGTTTCCATGCAGAATGAGTTCATGGAAGAATGCGCGGTAGTTCGCTTTGACAAGATGCCGAGCGGAAAGAAGAAGTTGCAGAGCAAGAAGGAAATGAACAGAAATCTTGGAAAAGACCGTTCTATGGACTTGCTTGACCCTTGCGCAATGAGAATGTACCCATGTTTGAATATGGAGTATGGTAGCGAGCTACAGGAGGGATTCAGACTTGCAGAGAAAGAAGTTGAAGAAAAAAATCCTAATGCTCAGAGCATTTATGATGATACGTTGTACTATTAATTTTAGAATATATGCTGAAAAAAGAAAATATAAAAATGATTCTTGAATCCGTGCGGATTGACTGGGATAAATGCGATGAGAAAGACATTGCGTTTGCTATCCTATGTGACGCATTGGAAGATAAGACTTTAGCATATCGTCTTGCTTATCGTAAGAGCGAAAAGGATGCAGCGAAATTCTATGAAACTCCACGATTCAAGAAACTGCTAGATGTTCTAGAACCTTTCGGTATCGGCAATGTTAATAACAACGCTATTACCAAAGAAGAGAACAAAAACGAGCTTCTCAAAATGCTTGACAAGATAGACCAAGCTCTTAGTGACGGAAATCTTGAACCGAAGGACGCATTGAAGATGCAGACTGATATACGTGTAAAGCTGAATGACAAATTTGAAATGGAAGAGTCACAGAAGCAGAAGCGAATCATCGTAGTACCAAGCAAACACGATATTGTTTGTCCTAATACAAACAGAGAATGTAACTACTGGGCTTCAAAAAAAGCTTGTTGCAGACATTATGGATTGATTGACCCACAAGAGAACAACGATTCACAAAATAGCAACGATGTTGAACCATCATTAAACGACAATAACGATGAGTAGAAAGAGACAAGATATAATTAATGATTTTTTGGAGAATCCTCAGAAACTGCTTCTGAAAAAGCCGTTTTTAAGGGGTTCGCGCTCTATTACCATCAATGACTCTTCTGATGGTTCTGATATTAAGACAAACTTCCGCAAAGAGGCACAGCTTCCGAATATCAGCAAGATAGTTGTTAGCCAAGAGCGTTTTGCGAAGGAGTTAGACCCTTATTCTCATAGGGTATTGTTTGATACGAACTTACCTTCTATATGCTGCAAGCTTGATGATGGCAGTTATTGTGAGATTGAGTTTAAGAAGTTTGGCATTCCTATGCAACAGCGTATTGTTGACAAGAAAGCTCTATGTTTAGGTGGTAATAAACGTAACCACATATTACATGACAGCAATCCGACTGATAAGCTCAAAAAGAACTTTGCCGATTTCAAGTGGCATTGGAAAGAGACAAATCAGGATGGTATCGAAATGCAAGCTATACGTATTCAGCAGAGTTATGGTGATGTTGGCTTACTCGTTTACATGAATGAGGATAACGAAGTAAAAAGTAGGCTATTCTCGTATGAAGATGGCTATCAGATTATCACACACAAAGACGATAATGGAGAACCGCTTCTTGATTGCGTGTATTATCGTACAGAGGATAATGTAAGACACATTGATGCATACGATAAGACATATCATTATCATTTCACAGATGTATTCGTTCAGAACGTTGATACAAACGAAGTACTGAAAGGATGGTGCTTGGAAAGCAAGGAAGAACACGGATTCTCGGAGAGTCCACTTGTTACAAAGCGTGGTGATGTTGCTTGGAATAACGGTCAAGACCTTATCGAGCTATTCGAGATTATCTATAATCTGTTTGCGGTCATTCAGAAACGTCACGGATGGGGAATCCTTTATATCAAGGGTAAGCTCAATGAAACCGCAAAGAAGATTGCTGGTTCTATCATCTTGAATGATACAAGCATTGAAGGAAATGGTAGCGCAGAGTTTAAGACTCCACCTTCTCCACAGAACATGATTGAGTTCATGCAGTCAATTCTCGACCAGTTGCAGATTGCTACAGGATGTACATTTATCTTGCCGAAGGATATTAAGTCTAGTGGCGATATAAGCGGTTTGGCAATTCAAATGACACGCTCTTTGGATATTGAGGAGGCTAACAATGCAGCTATTGAGTGGCAGAATTTCGCCAGCAAGCATTCAAGACTGTTCAAGGAGGGATTGGCAAAGCAGTTGGTTGCAAGCGGTGAGAATCCTACTGCAATTACTGAGTTTAAGCAGATGAGAATCAGTACATCATTTAAGCCATGGCAGCCATTCGATGAAAGTGCATGGAATCAGATGCTTTGTACATTGAGCGGTGCAGGTTTGATTTCTACTAAGACTGGTGTTGAAAAGAATACTGTTTCTGCACCTGACGAGGAAGTAAGATTGCAGACTCAGCAAGAAGAGGCAGATGAACGTGCCGAAAAACAAGCTGAGATTACCGCAAGGACAAAGAATACAGACAACAATAAAGAATAAACATGAAAGCAGAATCATTATATATACAGAAGTTGACTTACGATGAGAACACTGGTAATGAAATTATCGGTTTGTTCCCATCGGAAGCTAACCCTGCTATTGTATCATCATATACCTACGATGCAAAGCGTATGGGTGGTGCTCCTACCATTACTGCTACAATATATTCATCTGAGCCTTTGCAATGGAAGAAGGAAGAGTTCGTGGAGTACAATGGCGATAGATTCTTTGCGTCCTATACACCAAACTCTACAAAGGATAATTCGTCTAGAATGTGGAAGAACGAAATCACTTTCACATCTAGAAGAGAATTGCTTGATAACACTCTGTTCTTTGATGTTGTCGTTGATGATGTTGATACACAGAATAAAGACAGATACCGTTCAAACCAGACAAAGTTCACGTTTGGTGGAACTATCCACGAGTTTGTTGCTCGCGTCAATAGCTCAATGGCATATTGTGGATTGTATCGTCCTACAGATGAATACAAGGGATATTACGTTGTTGTTGACGAAGGATATGGAGCAGATGAAGTTAAGGAAGTATCATTTGAAGACCAATATTTGGCTGATGTTTTACAACTTATCAACACAACTTTTGAGCTTGATTACTACTGGGATGGCAACGTTTGTCATGTCGGCAAGGTACAGCACGACTTAACCGATACACCTATAAAATATGGTAGCAGTGATGCTCTTATCTCTGTATCTAAGGAGAATGCGAACTATAAGATAGTTGATATGATAATAGGTTACGGTTCATCTGATAACCTGCCATATTACTATCCTAATGATGACGAGTTTGGTGAAGCAGTATTCAATACCGAGAATATCAGCAAGGATAAAGTCAGCGTAGAGTTGTCTAAGTTCCTCAAAGATTCAAGATACAATGATACCCTTGTACTTTATAAAAGCAAGGAAGAGAAAAGTTATACTGGAAGTATAGATGTAAGTCCACCTGCATTTTATATTCATAGCTTTACTTATCCTGAAAATTTATCACAAGCAGATAGTCAGTCTAATCCAACTGTTATGTGCGATTTCACGATTGATATTCCAATCAGCGCGATTAAGGGTCAGGAGATAGATTTGACGCACTTGAATTTTAGCTTTGAATTATTTAATTACATTCAGAGACCAGACTTTATCACAAACGTTAGTAATGCCACTAAGAGCATATTTGTATGGAAAAAAGGAGAAGAACAGACTGAAACTATCTCTAAAGATGTAAGTTTTGGAAGTATTAGTACATACACATTTAAAGAGAATGGAGATTTTACATTACAAATAGTCGCTTCATTTACTTACAATAGCAAGGTGTTCAATAGTGATGGCAGAAAGGAATTTTATGGCGCGAGTGTTTGGAATGTTGCTTTTGGTGGAAGTGTTGAGTTCTCATACAAACCAAAATCGGAATATGAATGGAAGAATGGAGACAAGTACATTCCTTACAGTGATGCTGGTATTAATGTAAGTGTAATCAGCGAGGCAAATTGCATTGAATACGACTATCAATTTGTAAAAGATGGTGATAGATACGGATTCAATAAGGTTTATACCGGAACTGAGGATAATGCAGTGAAGGTAATGGTTACTGATAGAGTCTGGATTGCACCATCATCGGTACTTATGCCTTCGATATATCGCAATACGAAAGGTGCAGAGCGTTTCTATTACGCTTTGAATAATACCCACAAGTTGCCAAGCGGTAATGGATATTACGAGTTTGTAAACTTATACAAGAAAGGCAATCCTCATCAAGGAACGGTTACTTTTGATTATATAAAGCCAACTATCAATGGAATTGTAAATGCAGAAGGACAGTTGTTTGGAGAGATTGCAGATGTTACATTTGATAAAGAAGATAGCGATGCAAAGGATAGTGACGGAAAATATATTCATAACTATTTCTATATAAAGCTACATAAGTTTAATGGTGATTTTGGATTTGACTTATTTGCTCATGCTTTGGCTAGTGAATCAGCAAAGATAAATCTCATCAAGAGTAATGGATGCCCTGCTTGTTCATTTGTGATTTACAAACAGCCGAGTGCTGACAATTCGAAGTATTATAACTGCGTAAGTGTCGATGAAAATGGAAACTTAAAGCAAGTTAACACAGATAAGAATGACTACATATTTGCTAACGCTAGCGATGCTTACGAAGATAAGTTAAACCAAGATTCAACTCAGAAAGAGTTATGGATTGCGGTTCAGAAGGACACATCAACACTAGGTATCGTAATGCCAAACGCAAGTGCTGGCTTTAAACCGCAAAAGGGAGATTTGTTTGTCATCACAGGCATCAAACCACCAAAGGTTCTTGTAACGGCAGCAGAGAAACGACTCGATGATGCTCTTATCAAGCACATGAGCGAAAACAATACAGACCAATTTAACTACTCTGTTAAGTTTTCTCGCGTATTCTTGCAAGAGAATCCTGACTTTGCAAGCAAGTTGAATGAGAATGCAAAGCTGTCAATACAGATACAAGGCGATTCGGATAACGATGGAAATCTTATTAGTCACGAAGTTTTCGTCAGCAACTACTCAGTAAAGGTTGATAACGAAGATTTGGCAGAAGTTGAAATTGAGCTTGTAAATTCGTTGGAAGTTACAAAGAGTGATGTAAAGCAGATTATTGATGCAGTAAAAGGAGAAACGGTTAAATCTCTATCTAGTATGGCTGGGGGTAGTAATACCAATAGCTTTAATGCTAGTATAACCGATAAAATGTATCTCTCTAAACTGACAGATGATATAGCTAGCGGAACAATCACATTTCAGAAGGTACAGAAATTCGTGCAAGGATTCTTCCTCGGTCACTCAAATGAGTTCAGCATAGACGGAAGTGGTAACGCTATCCTCTCTAGTGTCTTGGTGAATCTCTTGAAGTCTCTCGACTTTAACGAAGCAGAGCAGAGCGGATTTGCAATCAAGCAGAGAAGCGATGGTAAGTTTCAAATGTTGCTTACGGATTTGATAGTATGGGGTAAGGCAATTTTCAACACTCTCTTGATACGTGAACTCAGCTACGTTGGAGGTAATATCGTCCTCTCCCCTGCTGCTGGCAAGATAAGCTACATCAAGGAAGTCTATAGCGAGACAACGAATGAGCTGATTGGTTGGAAATGCTATCTCCTCGCAGATGATGGAACGACCGCAACAATCAACTCATTCAAGGTGGAAGACCAAGTTAGATGCAAGACGTTCAACATCAAGGCTGGTGTCTATGAGAACGTCAGCAACAGGGACTATTGGAGACTTGTCACAAAGGTATCAACCGAGAATGAGGTAATCACCGATGATGAAGGTCATGAACTATATGACGGCAAGAAGTTCGCATGGATTCAGATAGCGAAGGACAACTGCATGGAAGGCTCGGATAACCCTGCTGTAGGAGATACCATCGCCCTCATGGGTAACAGAAGCGACAGAAGCCGACAGCACCTTCTGATGATGGAGACCGAAGGAGATTCTGCACCTAGGTTCACTATGTATAGGGGTATCAATACATACTCGCTGAAGGACAAGTCTATCTTTGACGTTTCCTTCGATGGCATCAACATCGTGAGCAAATACTTCAATATGGTGAGCGTCAGCGGCGAGAAGGTATGGACTCCCGTCTATCGTGGCGATTGGAAGGAAGGTACGGAATACAGCTACTATGATGAGGTTACATGGCTTGGCACAAGATGGCTCTGTATTTCTCCAGAAGGACAGACCACAACAGATGAACCATCTGAGGATTCTCCATATTGGAAGGCTACCACCAACGTGTATACACCAAAGCTATACCTCTATACGGATATAGTCAATAGCGGAATTGCTATAGGCGAGACACACAACATTACTTGCAAGTTAATGCTTGGTGATAAGGACGTGTCAAACGGAGTCGCATCATGGAAAGTGACACGCAAAACCAATGATTCCGTAGATGATGCTGCATGGGCGACTAAGGAGAAGGTTAAGAACTTCAATGGCTCAATAGATATTGTCTGGTCTAATGATGGAACAGAAGACGATATAGGCAAGGGTGATACTGCAAAATTTATATTCACCGCAACCACCACAACGGGTAAAATACATCAAGAATATATTAAAGTTTAAAAAATAGGAGATTAAAAATATGGGAAAAGAAATTCATCTTTCGGCAACCGCAGCAGTCAGAAGAACACCGAAGGGCGACACGTTATCCATCAATCTGCAAACGAATGGCGTACCGCTCTTCCAAGGTCTGAACCCTGACACGTTTACCGTATCGCCAAAATGGAGCGAGAGCGGAACGCATCCTGTTATCACACCGAATGTTAGCTCTGCTCGTAAAAATAATGTGACACTCACAAGTCATGCTTGGGCATACAACGGTAAGGATTTAGGCTTCAGCTTTAGCGGAACAGGATGGGAGACTTCGACTGTTGATAACAGATTCAAGCTCAATCATACGGATGGCTCTCTCTCGATTGTCGCAGACCTTGCTTCTAAGGTCAATCAAGATTCCGATACTCTTACATATTCGGGTGTTGCCGTATTAGGAGCTAGTACATACGAGATGAAGAAAAGTATTGATATATTGGTATCTATGCTTGGCGGCTCATCTTATTTCGGTGGCGTTTCAGCAGATACTACGGTACTAAGCAAGGGACAGACACAGGCTGTACTCAAACCTTGGCTATTCAATTCAGCAGGTGGAGAGGTTTCCGCATATTCGGTTAAACTGTACAGAGGTAGCGGAACAGACCTTGCAGGAACTTATAATAACCCAGCAAGCGGAATTACCATACACAGAGATAAGACAGGAGACACGGACAAACTCTATGTAGACAGTCACCAGCTCTTCGTCCTCGAATTTATTGTTGATGGCGCAGCCGTATACCGTACAGGTATCAGTATTGACGATATATCTGATATTTACCAACTTGCTCTTAATTCAATCGGGCAAGTTGACGAAGACAACAATCAGACATTCCGATGTATCGTTACCAACTGTGAATCAGGTAAAGCACCGAGAAGTATAAGTGGTAATGTCACATTCGTTATCTATACTGATAATAATGGGTCTGTGGAGAACAAACGCTCGGAAACAATGACTTGGGCTAAGAATGTAAGTGATGGATTCGTTGTACGTAATGCTGATACTATTGATGAGAATAACAATATCATCGGTGTATCGGTGTCAGCAGATGCGTATTTAACAGTTGATGATTAGGAGGAACGATTATGCCAATAGTTAGTAATAAGGCTAATAGAATATTTGCACCTCTGGATATAGCGAAATCGGTAGTATGTGCTTCCCCTAAGTCTCCATTCATGCAGACGATGGCAGGTGACAAATTCTTCCCCGATAGAACTCAGAGCGGTTACGAATGTATTGCTTACCCACAAATCAACGCAACAGCAAAGGATGATTCGTGGGATAGCAAGAAGTCGAATATGTCTCTTGCCAATATGGTATGGAAGGTATCAACTGGTACGGAGTGGAAGGATATATCTAAGATTAATGCTTGGAGCGGAAAGTATAGCATTGATACAAGCAATACGTCTAATCGTGGTACGCTTACTATTCGAAGAAATCTTTCGAGCAATGATAAGCAGCAGTTGATATTCGAAGCTGACCTCTACGATTATAGAACGAACTCTGTAGTGCATCTCATTACCGACCCTATCACTCTGTATACGGCAGATAAGGGCGCAGATACCTATGGTATGGGCATTCGGGAAGATACCGATATTTCCTATAACCCATTCCTTGACAAACTGGCACTCTATGAATATAAGGTTGCTAATAACATCATATCGGCATCTACAGAAGCAAGAAACGCTTGCTTTGACGGCAATCAGTATGAATGTCACATTCCGATTGATGTATATAAGTCTAAGGATAGAATTACAAGCGGATTCTCTATTGAGCTGTACCGAGGAACGACTAAGATGTCTGCTTCGTCTGCTGCAAGCCCTAACGAGATTATATCTATCTCTGCATCAGAGATTGTACTTGACCTTAGACTTGTAGAGAAGAATAATTATACCATCAAGGCGGTAATAAACGGCAAGGCTGTTGCTCAGTTCCAATTTTCCGCTTCTAGGTTCTATCCTTCTTTCGGGCAGCCTAAGTTTATGGTATGCAATGATATTGAATGGGGTAAGATATACAGAAGCAACAAGGCTATATTGGAGTACAACGGAAGGGTTGTTGAATACCCTAACCGCATCGTAGAATTGCAATGGCATACAGAAGCAACTAATGGTAATATCGTTACAAATAAGTCGTGGCAAGAGGGAGATTCATGCTACTTCTCAATCAAGGAATCTGGTCTTGGCGATGTTGAGAGTGACTATCTTGAAGAACAGATAGAATACGGACAGAGACCTGCCAACGACTATCTCCTTGACGAAGGTGATAATTACCTGCTTGATGAGGATGGCAATCCGTTGATAGATTAGTAATATCTTAAAATATAATATAAATATGGGTGTAAAATTAACAGAGAAAAAAGTCGTGTCGGCAATGAATCCCGACCAAACTTTCTTAATTGTAGCAGATGGTGCTCTTCGTAGATTAAGCCTCAGTGACCTTCAGAAGATGATGGGTAATAATATCTTCTACCCTACAATCACTTTGGAGCAGTCTTCTAACCCTAAATTCGCTCTTCCAACGCCTTTCATGGCTGATATGTATCAGAGAGCAATGGGTGGATATATGATGAAGGTTGTGAATGGTAAAGCTTATGCAGCAAAACTCGATGCTAGCACATGGGAGTTCTTTGCTGACGGAACAAAGGTGGATGATGCGTCTAAGTATGAGACGATGGTTCATGTTCCTGACTGTCACTTCAAGGCAGAAGGTAAAACTATGCAATTCGGAGGATTGTTCCCTATTTCGGGCGGCAAGACTTTCGATTCGCCAAACTGGGTAGGTGCATATAAAATGTACGTAGATGAAAATGGTGTTGGTCATTCAAGACCTAACGTAGCCCCTTCGTATTCCAGAACGATGAGCGCATTTTGGGCTTACGCACAGAAGCTTGGTTCGAACTTCGGTCTTGCAAACTACGGATTTCAATGTCTCATAGAAGCTTTGGAACAAGTAAGTTTCGGTGACCTTAATACACAATCTGTAATTGGAGCGGGATTCCAGCATTCTAAATGGGAAGCTTGTCGTGATGTACCTATGGGTAAGTGTATCTCTCTCGGTGATGGCAGCGGTAAGGTACTCTATAATGATGCTACTCTAGGCGACCAATATCCTGTTAAGCTTTTTAGCTTTGAGGACTTATGGGGTAAGCTTTGGGAGTTCCGTCCAGGTATCCGTTTCTACATGGATGGCGATACGAGATATGCTGTTGTCTATAGCGGAAACCGTGTAAGCAATACAGCTGATGGAAGGAAGTTTACTATTCCATCATCTGCTAATGGAGGGTTTATCACACGCAAGACGCTAGGCGCACATTGGGATGCCTTTCCGCAAGCAGTAGGAGGCAGTGACATTACGTACTACTGCGATGGATTCTGGGCTTCGACAAGTGGCGAGCTGCTGGGCGTTGGGGGTTGCGCTGACAACAGGTCGCAATGCGGTCTTTCGTTGGCGGACTCGCACAACGGTTTCTCGTCCTCGTGGACGAACATCTGTGCTCGCTTGGCTTTCTACGGAAACCCGACAATCGTGAGCGGTTCGGAGCTCATGGCGATGTGAGACAACGCCTAGCGTTGGCTGCACATCTGCTAGTGAGCTAGACAGAAATAGAGAATTAATAAAAATAATATAAAACGCAAGATTGAAACTGGAAAGTTGAAATCTCCTTTTAATAGGATTCGCAGAAGCACAAAAATATAAACAACCCAATTCCGTGCGATAAGATTTTCTACAACCATGGAGTGGGTGAAGAAAAGGTGATACATCATGGAGCTGCTGAACGTTGGGGGTAACGCTAACAACAGGTCGCAATGCGGTCTTTCGTTTGCGAACTCGAACAACGGTTTCTCGAACTCGAGGACGAACATCGGTGCTCGCTTGAATTACTACACAAGATTTCTATTTTTAGAATGACGATATAATTTACACTGTTCCTTGCAAGTCGTAAAGCTACGGGATAGCTTTTGGACGAGAGAGCACATGATTGAACCTGTCTCGATGTAGGAATATTTATTCTGACAGAGCGAAGATTAAAGGCGTTGGGTATGAGTAGTTGGGTATGTCCTACTGCAACAGAGCCCCCTCTCACAAGTAAGTGATACAGTTGTACGTATGTACCGAAAGCCAGTGAGCCGAGAGTGTAGAAAGCCTATTGATAAGGAAAGCGATTTTTGAAATACTCATTTCCTTGATTTCGTAGGATACCGTTTTTATTTCAACCATACATTGTTAAGAAAGCGCATGAAGGAGAAATTCAAAAAGAAGATGCACAACCTTAAAAATCCTATGAGGAGATACCAAGTAGCTATGAGCTACAAGGGTTGGTTGATGCACTGCGATGGTTTTAATCTTTGGAGAATGATAACAAAAATGAATAGTTTTGATGATTTTAAGATGCCGCAGATTGAGGACAGAGATGCCAACGGCAAGAGAATGTTTGAAGGTCAGAGGATGAGCGCAAGCTACTTTGCCGAGAGAACTATTGTTTTCCTTGATGTTGAATTTGATGTAGATAGCAAGGTTCATAAGTCAGGGAAGAGTAATGTTGTTAGCGTTGAAGAGAATGGACAGAAGTTTAAGTTCTTTACTAACAACAAGAAACTCGTTGAGCAGTTACAATGGTGCTCAGACAATGATAAATTCCCGTTCTTTGGAAAGTTGCGTAGAATGAATCAGAGCGGCAACCCTGATTTCAGAATAGTAGGAACAAAAGCATAAGTGTAATATTTAAAAAGAAAGGATATTATCATGGAAATTAGAAAGTCTACATTTGATTACTCACCTAGTCTGATTGAGTATGAGGGCAATTTTATTCGCATCAATTTTGATGTCGAGCAGATTGAGTTAGCCAATGGCATGGATAGTGGTGAAAGCAAGGGAAAAGCTACAAGACTTGCTTATGCCGCACACGTTGTACGTATCGAGCAGCCTGTGGAGCGAGGTAAAATCGTTGATGCTATTGTCTCATCCGCTTATCCTACAGATAAGATGCAAGCTATCATCAATAACCATTTCGCTAATCTTGCCAAAATTGCGGATGGCAAGAAGCTTGATGCCGATGACGAGGAACACGAAGCTGAGTATAACGATATGCAGGAGTGGCGCACAAAGGCGAAGGCTGTAGCTACGGATGTTATAGACAATTATATCAGTACTCATTAAAAGGAGGATAATAGCCTATGAAAAAGGTAGTACATCTTTTTGCCTCGCAGCGTGTCAACCGCAAGGCACGTACTGATAATGAGGAGGTGTTCAGGGAGAAAGTAACGCTCATTACCAACAAGCAGATGAGTATCGGTCAGCTTGCCGACTTCTCTCAGTTGGTTAAGGATTTGGCTGCGGCTGGTATTGTTATTAACGGAAATCAAGTTGCTATTAAGGGCGATAAGGTAACTATATACAATCAAAATGAGGTTGCTCTCTTTGCCCAAGATGGCAAGCTCAATGCTAACCTGATTGATGCTGATAAAATCGAGGTAAAGCATCTTTGGGCGAAGTCTGAGGATGGAACTACCAAGGTGGGATATTTCGGTAACTACGAGATTGAAGCGTGTAAGGTAGATGATACTACTTATGCGCCATTGTTTGTTGGTGGGGATACAGCTAGCCAGTCATCGTTCTACGTATCGAGCGAGGGAGCAATGTATGCTACGAGCGGATATATAGGTGGATTCAATATAGGAAAGACCAGTATAGATGGAATCAACGGACAAAACAAAGTCATGCTTACACCAGGGTATATTTCCTTCGATAACAAAACTCATGGCATTGATAATATAATTGGAGCTAACTGGAAATATGGATTGGACTATGTTGGTCAGCAGATAGTTGTTAAGTACGACCATGCAACACCATCTTATGGCGATAATATTGGTATAGCAAATTTAAAGAATATCGCATTGTATGTTTCAGCCTCTGGTAACATAGATAGGCTTTCGAGAGATACAGGCGTCGTTAACTCGGTATATCCTTGCGGTAATCATGCAATATTTTGTGATAAAGGTGATTTTGCCGGATTCAGACCTTGTTTCAGAATTATTACGTCAAGCCAGACGTTGTCAAAATATGATGTAGTCGTAGAAATTGTTGAAACCTGGAAGAAGCATAACAGTATTACAGGCGAAGATACATCAGTGGAGGTTGGCCCGGTAACAATCAGTCTGCCCACGAACCCGGAAATAGGACAGATGTATTGGATTATAAAGTCAACCAGGCACAATTACTCTATGAAGACGACCGACGGTACGCAGATTTATACTCCTGGTGGCGTTACCACATCTCTTACGTTGAAAACACAGAACGAGATGGTATGTGTCGTGTATACAGGATCCAACTGGAGGGTGATGTGGAACATGGGTGTCTAATTTTTAAATAACATATAAATATGAAAAAGAATTTTAATGTACCTTTCAAGAATTGGAAGGGTGAGGTGATAGTATCCCCAGTAAAGAACGAGAATGGAGAGGAAACCTACAAGCCACAGATTATGGGCGATATTGTAGGCAAGGTACTCTTCGAGGTGATAGACAATCAGAGTATTCAGCTATCGGGCGAAGAAAAGCTACGTGCTTATCGGGTAGCCTGCAAGATAGGTAAGGATGCCGAGAACGTAGACATCGAAGCCGAGGACATTATACTTATTAAGAAGATACTCTGCCCAGTTATGGCTGTAGGTGGATATGGTCAGATAGTTGATTTGCTCGAAGGATAAGAACAGATAAGGCGGTTACTACATAGTGACCGCCTTATTCTTTTCTCGTCCGTCAGGGAAGTGTGTTGCATCGAATTTTTCTATAGGCTCTGTTATCATGTCAGCGAAATATGGAGCATTTGAGCCACAAGATGGAATTAAATCACTAAGATAGCCATATCTACCTTTTCTTCGTTCCTCCTCTGCTTGCGTTACTAGACCTTTCTGCATTCTAACAGCGAAAGGAAGTTTGTTGAAACTATAGACACCATCTATCCAGTCGTTAGGGTGCGGATTACACTTGTGCTCCAACTCTCGCTCTCCAGGAGTTGATGGCAACCTACTGCCACCTACTAGGTATCCCATTTGATTTTCGTATGGTTCTAACTTTTTCATAATCTTAATGTTTTGATTTCTGCCGCAAAGTTACGAAAATAATCTGAAAGCGCAATGTTTCCGTTACCAAAAAACGATAAAATGGTAACAAGAATTTGGTAATAGAACTTTCAGATTGTTACTTTTCATAAAGTTTAACACAAAAATATTCTCATTTCCGATGGTTTTGTGCAAAAGAGTGTAACTTTGCAACATCATTTAATTTTAAATCAACGAATTACGAATAATTAACTATAGACAAAAGGAGAAGAATTTATGACTAAAGAGGAAGAAGATGAAGTCCATCGGTTAGTTCAATCAGTCGGTGTTGTACAGTTGTCAAAAGTAATGTTTAAGGACATGGACGTTTGCGAAATGATAAACGTCATTATCCTTGCAGGTAGAGGCTACAGCGTAAAGCTACTCACTTGGTTTAAGTATTATTGTGAAGTGATGCCTCTGTTTATCAT